GTGGTCATCGAAACCTCACCGGACCGTTGGCAGGCCCTGTGGCTCATGCAAGAACCGCTCACCCGGGCCGAAGCGGAAAATATTACTCAGCGGATATACTACTATCATAAAGGCGACGGCACGGATCCTTGCTGGGACGCGGGTCACCTTCTCCGAGTGCCATATACACCGAACTACAAATACGGCGACCTGCTGAGTGCGCCACTGGTAACGATCCTTGACGCGAAGCGTTCTCTCCACCGTCCCGGCGACTTTCACAAGTACCCAATGCCGGCGGCGTTCGCTGACAACCAAAAAGTAATTCCAGTCTTGCCGTCCGAACCGGTCGAGTCGGTCATAGAACGGAACAAGGATCGACTTCCGGCCGACGTTTATGGTCTGTTACAAAATCCCCCAACGGGCGGCGAGCAGGGCTGGAGCGGCGCGCTGTGGAAGCTGCTTCGTCACTGCGTAGAAGCCGGAATGCGGCGAGAAGAAACGTTCCTCCTTGCCAACTCTGCTGCCTGCAACAAGTATCGCCGAGACGGAAGACCAGAAACGGATCTTTGGGAAGACGTTCTCCGTGCTTTTAACAAGAATATTGAACGGACCAGGATGGCGCCGACGATCAGCGCCTCCATTCCAGATTTACTCACCGACGAAGAAACTCGAACCGCACAATCTAAAGAAACCTTTGTAGACCGCTATATTGACTGGGCGAAAACGCTCACCGACGCTCCGGTGCAGTACCATCATACTGGAGCGTTAGTCATCCTCAGCGGACTGTTGTCCGGTAGCATGGCACTCTACACCACGTTCGGCAAGATACTGCCCAACCTGTGGTTCATGTTGCTGTCTGACACGACGCTTACTCGCAAGACTACCGCCATGAACATGGCGATGCGCCTCTTGTTAGAGGTAAACAGTGATGCGTTGCTGGGCGACGATGGCTCTCCAGAGGGTATTTTCACGGCTATGCGAGACAGGCCGCGCAAGCCCTCGATCCTAAAGAGGGACGAGTTCACCGGCCTAATAGAGGCCATCGCGCATAAGGACTACATGTCCGGGCTTGCTGAACAGTTGACAAAGCTTTACGACGGAGACACCCTGAAGCGTTTGCTTCGAAAAGAAATCATTGAAGTTCGAGACCCAATATTCCTCATGTATGTTGCCGGCACGAAGACTCGGACTCAAAATGTGGTCAACGAAGACATGGTAATGAGCGGATTCTTTCCAAGATTCATCATAGTCACCGCTGAACCACACTTCGAAGATCTTCATCCGATTGGACCACCACTACCAGTTGACTTGGATAAAAGGGACCTCATCAAAAATGAACTCATTGACATGTATAACCACTACTCCAAGGAAACCGATGTTACCCAAGATGGTCGAATTATCGGAAGAATGCCATTGGAGTACAACGTATACTTGACACCGGAAGCCTGGTCCCGTTATAATGAATACGAAAGAACAATGATGAAAGCTGCTGTTGAGTCTGGTCTTAATCACCTCACCCCAGTGAACGATCGCCTTTGCAAATCAACACTCAAGGTCGCGATCTTACTGGCAGCAAACCGCCAGCGTGGTGACAGTGTAACTGTTGAACTTGTCGACCTGTTGAATGCTATCTACTACGCTAGGGAATGGCGATACTATGCCAGCGAGATAGTTAACGGCATCGGTAAGCCTCAGGACGAGCGACTGATTATGAGAATGCTTTCCTCGCTTCGAGATGCAAGACTAGGCATTACCAGAAGCGAGCTGATGTCGATGTTCATGCTAGACGCGCGCCGAGCCGACCTTATCTTTGCAACCATGGAGCAACGGAAGCTAATTTTCAAGGTTGATATAGGACAGGAGTTTAGATATCAGGCGACAAACTAAGGGGTGTTAGGAAACAAACTAAGGGGTTGAGAAAAATTTCGTACGTAGGACGAACTATCCGCCGAAACGATTTTGCAATCAAGATCAGATTGCAAGGCGCGGATGTTACACCGACCCGAGAAAAATATGATAAAATTTGGTATTACGTTTCCAAACTGGCAATCGACTCGTTTAACAACTTCCCAGACAAACTAGCAGCGCACCTTTGCCGGAAAATTTCCGAGTTCCTTTCTAACGACGAAGAGGTGCTGTGGGTTGAGGTTGAAGTCCTTACCAACGATGGTAGGTTCTTTGGCTGCCACGGCCTGGTGTCAACGGAAGAAGCTTTATATGAAAACGCGGCTTGAGGAAGCACTCGTTATAGGCACAGACAACAGTAACAATAGCCACAACTGGGCACAGAAAGTGGGGGCAGTGCCAGCGAACTATGACAAGTCCCGGTTCCAACGAAGATTTCACCGGGGTGCCCATCGAAAGGATCCAACTCTCATGGATGTGTTTCGGAAAATGATAAGGATGAATCGTGGATCCTGAACTTGTTTATCATGAGTTCGAGCGGTTGAAGAGAGAACGTTGGGATTTGACCGAAGGTCTGGCCAACAACGCCGATGATTTCGATGTTATGCTCGCTGACATAGCGAACATGGCACTCTATCTGTACATGTCCAGGAAAGTTGTGCCGGTGGCAGAGTCAATTTTGGAGGGGTTCGTAAGCAATGCAAAACGCAAACCTTCCGCCTAACCCAATTACGGTGCTCGCCGAAGGTGCGGCTCAGCTCCACGAGATCTTCTGCTCGTATAAGGCAGCCGGGTTTACCGAGCAACAGGCACTGTATCTTGTCGGGTTGATTATTACCGCAGCGATGCGAGAGGCAAACGCTAGCGATTGACCAGGAGAAACGTGACTACCAAGCTTAAGGGCAGCTTTCTACTACTGTTGTTAATAGTAGGAGGATACCTGTTCGTCACCCACTTCGACCTCATCCCGCAACCCGCGCCGATAAATGGTAAAGCGCCACTTTTCGTTGATGACCCGATTCCAACCCGAGATAGCAACGACATTCTTCTCCACGTACACTATCAAGCAGAAGTTGAAACCATCTCAATAGTCTATTGGGTCGGATTGACTCAGTTTGGACCATATACTTTTCACACTCAAGGTCGAGACCACTCATGGAACAAGTACGTACCAGACACAAAGCTAGAAATAGTCCTGATTACTAGACAATGGAAGAACGGTTACGTCACATGCGCCATATGGCGAAAATTCACTAGAATCGATTTCGACGCCGGTAGTACCAAAGACGGGGTTTCGTGTGGAAAAGACAAGGGTATATGAATGTCCGACAGCATCGATTGATTACATAGAAGTGGAACAATGACAATAACCAAATCTGACGCCATTGTCGTTGACGTAGACGGTACGCTCGCGCAGATGTGTGACCGTGGCGTGTACGATCATGAGAAGGCCATTGACGACACATTGTGTTTTCCAGTCGCCACCATCGTTCAGGGACTGCACGAGTACTATGGCTATCACATCCTCTACGTCACTGGTAGGTTCGAGAAGCATCGAGATACCACCGTAAGATGGTTCAATAAGAACAACCTCCCACATGGACGTTTGTTCATGCGTCGGGATGATGACTACCGGTCGGATGAAATTCTCAAAGAAGAGATTTATCGTAAAGATATAGAGCCGCGGTACCGTGTTGAGTTCGTGCTAGACGACCGAGACCGTGTGGTAAGAATGTGGCGAAGCATAGGTCTTAAGTGTTTACAAGTCGCAGAGGGGAACTTCTGAAGTGAAAATTAGAGAAGATCACGAGCGCGGGCAGAAGCTCGACGCGGCAGGCGCGGCAATGATTCCGGTCCCCGTTGTCGCCGCGCATGAGCTGGCACTGCTACGCAAGGAGGTGGCCGACGTTCGCCACTACGCACGCGGCGCCTTCGTCCTGTCGGCGGGCGCGTTCTTGTTCGGTCTACTGGCGGCATTGTTCTCCGGGTTTACCGCATACGTGACCTATACCGTGATCCGGGCGCTGCAAGACGTCGCAAACCAGCTCAACTAGGCTGGCACCACCATCGATAGTCGGATTAGTGCAGGAGTTGTTGGTGGAACGTAAGCACCCATACGCGAACTGCGAGTCGTGCCCATTTGGCACGAAGGGTGGCTACGTTCCTACCTTGAACTTAAAGCCAAAAAGCAAAATAGCCGTGATTGGTGAGGCGCCCGGAGCTTATGAGGCGGCCTACGGAATACCATTCACTGGCCCATCCGGTGACCTTCTGAATACGGTACTTGAGCACCATGGTCTCAGGCGCGACGAGATTATGATTTCCAACATGGTTAGTTGTAGGCCAGATGGTAACGAAGACCCGCCAAAATCCGCACTCGAAGCCTGTGCTCCTCGCCTCCACAGGGAGATCGAAGAGTCCGGGGTTGAAAAAATCATAGCAGTGGGGAAGACCGCATCTCACGCACTTGTTGACAGCAAGGCTTCAATGCGGAAGCTACGGGTCGGTCCACCTAAGCCGTACAAGGTGGATTCTACAATATCCGTAATTCCAACGTGGCACCCGGCCTACTCACTGCGGTCTCCAGACTCGTTTCCGGACTTGGTGTATGACTTTGGCAAGGTAAAGCAGGTATTCGACAATGTTTGGGTTGAACCGCAATACAGAGTCATTGACGATATTGTTCTTGCCGAAAGAGCAATGCAAAAACTTTCAGATGGATGCGACCGCCTCGTATTGGACATTGAATGCGGTGTTGAAAAAGATACCGCATTTGTCCATCCAAGCGAATTTCCTCTGCTCTGTGTGGGCTTCGCATATGCACCAAAACGCGCTGTGGTATTTGGGGAGAACGCCGTTAACCACCCCAGATTTCCAGGTCTACTCCGGCAACTTTTATCAAGAGTTAAGCTTATTGCTCACAATGGCAAATTTGACCTTGCCGGACTTCGTAATGTGGCGGGTAAGCAACTACTCTGGTTTGACACAATGCTCTCCTCCTACTGCCTTAATGAGCGTTCTGGCGGCCATGGCCTCAAGCAACTTTCCATTGAAAAGCTCGGAGCCCCCGACTACGAACAAGCCATTCGTGAGTACATACCAAGATCCGGAAACTATGCCGACGTTCCCCGAGCAGTCCTCTATCGATACAACGCCTATGACGTAGTTTGTACCTGGGAGCTGTACGAACTTTTCAGCACCAAGATGAACGACGATGACTGGCATAAGCATGACCTGTTGATACGAGCCGCGAACGTGCTCATCGAGCTGGAGCTAGCCGGCATATCGTTCGACCTAATCCTCAACAAAGAGCTGAACAAGGTCTTCGCCGATGAGCTGGCCGACATCGAGGACAAGATGACTGCGCTCGTGGGCCGAGAAATTAACCCACGTTCTGTGCCTCAGGTCCAACGGTACTATGCCGAGCACAAGCTGATCCTGCCAACCACCGAAGCGGACTTCCTAGCGGCGTTGGCAGAGAAGATTGACGGCGAGCCGTTAGAGTTTACCAAGCTTCTGCTGCTTCACCGTAAGCGGGCGAAGCTCTATGGGACGTACGTCAAGGGCTTGGCTAAGCGGGTGTCGTTGGGTAAGGTTTACACCACATATTTGCTCCATGGCACAACGTCAGGCCGCCTAGCCAGCCGAAACCCAAACCTGCAAAACGTTGTCCGTCCACCCGCCAAAGGCTCTAACGAAATCAACATTCGGAACCAGTTCACCGTTTCAACTGAAGATCATGTACTCATACAGCTTGACTACAAACAAGCGGAAGGGCGGGTCATTGCTACACTCGCACAAGATGAGTATCTTCGCGGAATCTTCCAAAACGAAAATCGCGATATTTTCACTGAGATCTGTAACGATGTTTTCGGCCTTGGTAAGCACGGCAAGGAAGAGCGCGTCAAGATCAAGTCTGTATTTTACGGTTTGGCATACGGGCGGGAAGCCGCTTCGATTGCCCAAGAACTTGAAATCACCCTGGATGAGTCCCAAAAACTTCTTAGAGACTTCCGGGCTCTCATCCCTGGCGTCATGGCCTGGCAAGCTACAATCAAACACCAGGTACTTTCGGGCCATGACCTTGTTACGCCGTACGGACGGCGCCGGTCGTTCTGGCTAATTACCGATAAGAACAAAGCGGACGTACTCAACGAGGCATTAAGTTTTCTACCGCAGTCCATCGCATCAGACATTTGCCTTGAGGCACTCATTGATGT